ATATTCTTGTTTATCCCCGACGGAAGCCCGGGCAACGTCGAATCGACTTTCGAACACAGTACAACGATCGACACGTGCGCGGTGCGCGGCCTCCTGAGCCATCGCATTGTTTGCTGCGCTTGCTGCGGTAAGTCCAGCATTGACTGCCGTCATAGACATGATTGACACCTCAAATTATCGGTTGCTTGCCATACTTCTTGGTCGCGAGTTCAGCGTCTTTCCAACCGCTGCGCCAGTCAAACGCCGCCGTGGCGTCGAATGCGTCACCGTTGATAAACGCGTTCCAACCTTCGTCGTAGTAGATCATTGAAAGGTGTACCCCACGGCAGGTTTCGGGGACTTCGCGTCCCGAGTCATGAATATGGTGAGTACCAGCAGCGCAATCATATCGACCGCACCGCTTGATCGTTCAGACGCTGACACTCTTCGGCAGTCGGTATCACGCGGCTATCTTCCCAGCTCCGGCGCGACTCGCCTCGGATCAAGTTGGAAAGCTTGCGACGAACCAGGCGCTGCGTGAAATTCTGAAACGTTACGGTTTCGTACACGCTACCGGCGAGATGCAACAGAAAGTATTTCATGGTCTGGCTCCGTAGATTAGGATTCGACGGAGCCAGTTTTACCACTTATGACGAGCCTGTCAATATAATAATTATCACGCCGCCGCTGGGACCAATGTGAGTTCCGGCGGTGCGAATCGCAAGAACCTCTGCATCACCATGCGCACCTCGCGTTCCATCTCTTGCTGGTGGTCGGTGGGGATCTTATCGGCTAACAGCATCGCGTCATGCCACAGGGCGCCTATGAGGCTGTCAGGGCCTTTGACGTCTACACCTTCCATCTCGGGGCGCGACGGTGCTGGCGGCTCGGCAAGCTTGCGCTGATGCGAGGCCTGACGTATCTCACGGATGGTCGTACGCATCGCCCCGACCGTTTCGAACGACAGGACGTCCAACTTCAGGCGATAGGCGGCTCGGAAGGTCGACACATAGAGTTTCACTGCGTCGGGTGCCGGCTTCTCTTTAGAGCCCGCTGCGGGGCGTCCCGCCGTCTGACTCCACCCGTTGGCCTGGAACGCGTCCCTGACCTTCTCGTTGAAGTGGTTTAGGTCTTTCACGTCCTCAGACTTGAGCGTCGAGAACATACCGTTTGCGGCACTTTCTACGCCTTTTGCTTTGGTGGCAATCTTGATGAAGTCCGCTGCTAATGTGTTCATTTTCACTACCTCAATTTGGGTTGGGTAGCGTCCATGCGTTTGTAGCGCCGTCGTTATCATGTCTGTGCGGCAATGTCAGTATGAGTGAAATGACGGGCTCGTCAATCATGGTCAGACGAACGGTCGTTTGTGACCAGATCGCATCGGATGGTCACGAAATGTCCAGTGTAATTTTCTGGTCACGGAAATGAAGGTGACTCGACAGTCCCGGCGTGACCACATAGGCTTTACTGGTCATGAAATGTCTTTTTCAGGATTACCGGTGCTAAAACAATACCCCGTACCCCGGAACTCGCAAACTATCCGGGGTACGATTCTAGCGCTCTAGCTCGCGGGTTTGAGGGGTGTTACCCGAATACCCCGCATCGATCTCACTCTCACGCCGCTGGTTATATACTGTTACTGTATTACATATGTATCATTCCTATTCTAATATTATTTATTAAGGGTATCGGGGTATAGAATATAAGGAGGTGTCTATTCCGGTACTCTCAGCGATACCCCGAATGTCTACCCCGTATAGAATTACCGGGGTAAGGATTGTCACGACAACCATTGTGGTATTATTCGACTCATGCCTATCACTCTGAAAACCGTTGACTTCCAACGGGCCGTTGACACGCTGAAAACGGAACTGAAAAAGTTTCGCGGAGGCAAGTACGCGCTCGTCGGGATTCACGAGGACGCTGGGAAAGTCGAGGGTGAACAGATGACCGAGGCTGAACTCGGCGCGCTTCAGCATTTCGGGACCGATGGGCCGCCCAAGATTCCCGCCCGTCCCTGGCTCGATGTGGGGGTACAGTCCGGTACGGTTGACGTGATCGATTACGTTCGCGACCAGATCGGACAAGGCGCAAACCTCGACACTGTTATCGAGGGTGTCGGTATCCTGGCGGCCGGGGCGACTCAGCAGTACATCACGGATCTGAAGACACCGCCCAACGCACCGTATACAATCGCCAAGAAGGGATCAGACAACCCCCTTATCGACACGGGTCGCATGCGCGCCTCTGTCACGTCCACCACCACTGACGAAAAGCCTACGGAGGGCCTTGCGTAAATGTCCCTCGACATGAAAGATTTCGTGGACGCCGTATTCGTATCGGTTCCTGCGACTCGTACAGCGATGACTGGTGGCGGCTACGTCGACGGCATTTTCGTCCCTGGCTCGACCACTACCGAACCCTACGTCGTGAACATCCAGCCGGTAAGCGAGCGCGAACTCGACTTTCTGCAACAAGGCGGTGAGCGCATCGTCGACGCACGTCGGATCTACGTGAACGCGGGTAACATGCAACTGATCGACCAAACCGGTACGTGGACTTTCATCGGTCAAACGTGGAAGGCGCACAAGTGCGACAACCGTTACTGGCGAAACTACTGCAAAATTATCGTATCCAGAATCGACGATCAGGCCTGATCATGACAAACGAACAGTTATTCGCCATTCTGCGACCGATCATCATGACCGTGACGGGTGTCCCGGAATGCATCCTGGCGGATCAGAACGCCAAATCGCCCACAGGTGAATACGCGTCGATTCGACCACGTCAGAGCATCGACCAGCGCGGGCAAGCTCACATCTACCCGATTAACAAGATCGGCGATCAAGTTACCGTCGATGTGCGCGCCCAGGTCATCGCCACGGCAAGTGTGAACTTCTATCGAGGTGACGCGATGGCCCGGGTCGAACGTCTCAAGGAGTGCAACAAGCGCCCCGACGTGTCGATAGATCTGTTCAAGGCGAAGGTACGATGGCTCGGTACTTCAGCCGCCAACAACCTCACAGCGCTACAGTCGGTCAACTGGGAGCAACGTGCGCAGATCAGCATTCGACTCGGTTACGAGGTATCGAATATCAACGATATCAACAACATTCTGAGCGCCAGTATCATCGTCGAAAACGAAGACGGCGTGGTACTAGAGACGATCAACGTACCGTGATAGACTCTCGCGGGATTACACACCTTCTTGGAGTTAGCAAATGAGCTACCCAGCAACGAATATCATTTCCGTAAACGCGAGAATTCGTCCGGCGGGCCTCGGTACTGCTAACTTCGCGAGTGCGATGTTGTTTGCCCCGAATGGCGAGCTTCCTGTCGGATTTACCGCTGACACCTACCGCTCCTACTTCACGCTGACCGCTCTGGCGGTTGACTTCCCGGACACCACCGAAACGTACAAGGCTGCCCAGCGCTGGCTCGGCGGCACCCCGGCAACGCGTGAACTCAAAGTGTGGGCAACCGCACTGGCTGATGCGACGTTCACCGCGACACTGAACAAAGCGCGCAACGTCGTCTGGTGGTACTGGACGCTCATCACCGCACCGATCCTGGCTGTCGAAGCGACCGCTACCCTGATCGCCCAATGGTGTGAAGATAACGGTTCGATGTTCATCAACAACCAGACCGGTACGTCGGCGGGGCTGATCCGTGCGAACACTGCTGGCAACATCGCAATCGACTTCACGACTGCCGGTTTCCGTCACGTGTTCACACCTGTGCATGCGACTGATGCTTACGCCGGTAACGCCCTGGCGAAACACTTCGCCGCTGTGAACTACTCGGCTGACCTGTCGACCATCACTGGCGAGTTCAAGAAGTCCCCGGGTGTGACCGCCGAGGATCTGACCGACACCGCTTACTCGAACATGATACTCGACACCGTCAAAGCTGTGTTCTATACGGTTGTCGATAACCAAGGGTCGACCGATGCAGGGCGCTGGATCAATACCAGAACCCACAGCGCATATGGCGAGTTCATCGACGATGTCGTGAACTTGGACGCGTTTATCAACTTCCTGACCACTGCGCTGTATAACTCGTTGGCGAACGTGCCGACCAAACTGCAACAGACGCCGGTTGGTCAGGCTGTGCTGCTAGGTACGGCTCGTCAAATGGGTCAACAGTTCATCTCGAACGGTTACCTGGGTCCACGCAACTACATCGACCCGGATGACGGTGTCGAGAAATATACCCTCGGCTTTGAAATCCTGACCGTGCCCGAGGACATCCTCGACCTGTCTGAAGCTGATCGTAACGCCCGTAAGTCTGCGCCGATTCGCATGCGTCTCTTCCGCGCTGGCGCCATCCATTCGGCTGTCGTTGATCTCGACGTCTACTAAGGGGAATACCTGTGAGCTTATCGAACTTCTCTACAGACCTCTGTGTCGTCACCGTCAACGGTCGTCAGATCAAAGACTGGGGCGAGACTGCTACACCGTACACCGACGCCCCAATCGATCCGAAAGCGGCGCTTCGGCGCGGTCAGGGCGGTAACGCCATTCGCCTCAACCGGATCAACCCGGGGCGTGCGGTGAGCCTGTACCTGAACCCAGGTTCGCCCGACTCGGCATACTTGCAAGGTCTCCACACGTCGAACGCCAACATCACGCTGACCTACACGCAGATCGGCACTCTTGAAACTGCTCTCGGCATCGAAGGCGTAATGGTAAACGACGGCGAGCGTGGTCGCGGCGGCATGACGGTCAACGATGACCAGTTCATGTTCGAGTTCAACAACTGGACGGCGACCCGGGGTTAATCGATGAGCCAAGTTAAAGCATTCACCGTCGGCGCCAAGACGTATAACGCGGCAATGGCGTCGGCAGTGAGGCAAGATGAATTGCTGAGCATGCTCGCCGCTGATCTTATCGGTCGTGCAATGGTTGCCGCAAAAATTGGCAAGACCATCGACGATCACATCGTCACGACCATGATGATGGGAATGCATTATGCAGCCAAGACGAAAATTGCCGAAATAATCATGAACCAAGTATTCATCGCCGGGACCACAATCCCCGTAACGGTTGATGATTTCTCGGGTCGTATGGTCGAGTACAATCAGCTACTCGCGAAACTGTTGGTGTTCAACCTCGGGGATTTTTCCTCATGGCTGCAAAGCGCCATCGACGACGCAATGCAGCCGCCAGCCCCGGCAAACGTAACAGCATAGTCAACTGGTATCTGATGCGCCCATGTACGGGGGTGGATGGCGTTTGCCCTCCCCTCTGCACCTGGGCGCAGTTGAACGACGGAACTTACTCGTTGGCCGACGTAGAACGGTTCAATGTGACCATTCAGGAACTTGTCACCGCCAGGGTGGCGCAGATGACCACGGTGAAATAAATGTCAAATGTGCTGACCTCATTTTTAGTCGGGATCGGATGGGAACATTCGGATTTTGATCGCGGCACCCGTGAAATTGAGCGCGGTATGCAAGGGGTTAAGGTTTCCGCCCTCGGCATCAGCGCCGCCATCCTCGGCGTGTTCGCTGGGGTAGCAGGTGCCGCTGTCAGTACCGCCCAACGTGTCGATCAACTCTCTCTCGCCACACAGAACCTGAATACGAATAAGCAGTTCGTGTCGAACCTAGGCGGCGCTATGAAGCTCATGGGCGGCGATGCGGCTGCTGCCCTGACCGAAGTGCGTGGGATTGAGGAAGCGCTCACCAACCTACAGGTCAAAGGTGAGATCGGCCCGTTCTCCGACCTCGCTGTCGCAGGGGTGGATATTTCCAACCTGACGAACAAGTCGACCGCTGAAGGGTTCCTATCCGAACTCTCCGACCAACTTCCGAAACTGAACAACAACCAACGTCAGTCTGTTCAGAAGTCGCTCGGTCTATCCGATGCCACGATGAAAGCGCTCAGCGGTGGCAGTCAACAATTCGAGGCGTTGGTACAGCGGTCTCAGGATTTGACCGGTACGATCACACAGCTCACTGACAATTCGCGAAAGCTCAGCGACCAGATGGCCGAGTTCGGTCTGCGTATGACGGGCATTACGAACGAGCTGACTGAGAAAACCCTCCCCAGTTTGATCGGTTTTTCTGGTTGGGCGAACCAGTTCGTCGAGAAACATCGTGATGATATCTCGGGTGTGATCGACACTGTTGCTGAGAATCCAGGCTCGACAGCGGCGCTCGGTGGCGGTGCATTGGCGACCGCGCTCGGTGCACTGACTTCGAAACTCGGTCTGACCAGCCTCGGGGGTGCGGCCTCCAAGGTCGGTACAGCGGGTATGATCGTCGGGGGTGCAACACTCGCCACTGACGTGACATTCGACACCCTCGAAACGCATTTCCCAGGGTTAAAATCGTTTGAACAAAACGTGGACCAAGGCGCTCGTAACATGGGCCTCGGTAAACTCGTCGATTTTTCTGACTGGTTATTTAATACCGAGACGTCACCGTCAAATACCCCATCGTGGCACGATAAGCAGCAGCTACCCGACCAATCGTCGTATACACCCGATGCTATGCCGAGTCCGTATAAAGACGTGACACCTCGCACAGAGGAAGACAACGACGCACTGGTGAAAGCAATCCAGGCGGCGAAGGTAAACGTCTCCAACAATGTGAACTTGAACGTCACACTTGATGGTCAGGCCATTGACGCCAAAATCACCGAAGTTACAGAGCGTGCCAATTACAGTACAATCGACGACGTCCGCTCTTCGACGTCGAGGTAACCCGTGAGCATTGTCCAACTCTTCACCAAACAAGCGCCGACCATCGCGGGTTACTCGTTCGATGCAGTGCTCGAAGACACGTTCGAAGCCACGGTGGAAGTGACCACGTATCCGATTGAGTCGGGCGTGCGTGTATCCGACCATCGGATATTGCAACCGTTCAAGTGGTCGATGATAGGGGCGGTGAGTAACAACCCGCTCAAGATACAGTTGACCGATTTCCTCGGCGGGGCGCTGTCGAACCTGACGAATAATCCATTAG